ATAACCATCGAAGTTCCTACAGAATGTCTTGACCGAAAGAACATCGGTCTTCGTGAAGATGTCCGGGAAGATTCTGTCCCGGTATTCGTCCAGCGTCCAGTCCCAGCCTCCGCCATATTGAGCGATGTAGCTTGCTCGCTGCCGTTCGAACAAAGCCCGGAGAAGCCCCTCTGCGACGATCATCGGCTTGCAGAAAGTCGGGTCATCCAAGTGGTAGTCAACCCAGCTCATGTACACCATCTCCCGGTAATCTCGATGTTGCCGCAGAGGTGCGTCTGATGAAGAACACCCTCGGCATCCACGGACGCCAGTTCCTTGTACCAGTATTGAGGCCAACGGTCAGCATACTGCGACAGACTCGTGATGAAGCCCATTGTGTAGTCCGCCGCCTCGCTGTCGTAGGAGACTTCCAGATAGATTTTCTTTCCGGGCTCGACCTCGACCGTACCGACGGGGATGTTCCAGGTTTTGCTTCCGATGCGGACGGTCCCGGCATTTTCGTCATTCACGTCAGTTCCGTTGAAGATGGTCGCCGTGGTTCCGTCCAAGCTGACCTTGAAGGCTCCGGCATATCCCGAAACGATTTGCGGAGCAGCCGCCTGCGGCTGGCTTCCCCCGAGCAGAATAACGGCTGTCGTCCCCGAAACATGCAGAATCTTGGCGGTTCCGCTGCTCGCCCGGACAAATGTCCGCGCCTCGCCGGGCTTGACGAAGTTGCCCGTTCCGGAACCGACAGTCACGGTCGCTGTCCCGATCAGGATGCAGCTCCCGCATTCTTTTGGGGCAAGTGCTCTGGTCACGATGCCAAACTCGGTTGTTCCGGCAGGAGCCTGCTTCACGGGGAGAGCATCTCTTTTGATGAGGTCCGAGGTGAACACGACCGCCGTGTTTGCAGGAATCGAAGCTGTGGAAGCGTTGTACACACTCACTCTTACGGAACCGAACGGAACACTTTTCTGTCGGCAGTCCTGGAATCCGTGAGCGGCATTGACCAGGTGCCGGATATCGTTGCTCAGCCGGGCATTCGGTTTGAACGGATCACCCGGCGAAACGTCAGGATAAAATGGCATATCAGACCCCCAAATCTCCAAAATCTCCGTATTGAACGACCTGCGAGATATGCGCAGCTTCGATGTCCACGCTCGGTACATCTTCGTTCACGCTCGTTTTCGGGATGGCCGAAATGTACTCGAAGCCCTTCTTCGAACCGAGCGAGTGCCCGCAGAGCTTCGCGTTTGTTTCGTTCAGCTGAATCGAAAAATGGAACGTCACCGAGACGTGTTTCGCGCTTTTTGCCCGGCTGTAGCCCATGCCGAGGAACATTACCTCACCCGGCTGCCAGCCATTGAAGGTCTTTGAGTTCACCTTGCCGACAAACCCCGCCACCTTCCGAATGAAGCTGTTCGTCAGCTTCGAAACGCGCATGGTTTTCGTGTGCGTCTCCCGCAGTTCGGCGGTCGGGATATCGACGCCGGCGATCTCCATCTCCGTGCCGTGCTTCCCGTTCCAGCCGATAGCGCCTCCGGCGTTTATCGTGCCATAGGCGATTCGCTGATCGATGGCGAACGACACATGCTTCGTCCCGGCCCCGCAGTCGAAACTGATCGTGGACTCTTCGTCCTCCTCGTCGTCGCCGTAGGAATCTGTGCTCGTTTCCGCTCGGTACGTCGCGTTCACCTTGAACGTGGTGTCGCCCTCGCGGCTGTCGATCTCAATGGCGTCCAGAGGGAGGCTGTGAAGCGTCTTCGGGGCCGTATTGAGGACGGCGGTCAGCGCCGCATCCTCGTCCGCAGCATCGAAAACGATATATGGGACCTCGACCGATGTGTATCGTCCCCAGCGGTCGATGCTCGTGGCGTGCTCCTTATAATTCTGTTCAACTTTTGCCGCCATAATATCTCCTGTAATGTTTGAAAAACAGGGGAGCCTCGCGGCTCCCCGTACCCAGAGCCTGAGGCAGAGGGGGTGTAGTGCTTATCCGTAAGTCAGGGCTTTTTCCTGCCCGATCTTCTTCAGCAGCTTGTTCGTCTGCTGCGTGTTCTTCGCCATCTGCTCGGTCGCTTTCGCCGTCCGTTCCTGCGCACCGCCGCCGAGGAGAGCATCCAGGGCTTCCGAACTCCATGCCCCCATCGACTTCTCTCCGGCAGAGGAGATTTCCTGAATCTTCACCTCGGAGCGTTCCGTCTCCTCGGCGGCGGTTTCTGTCCGTTCGCGGATTGCTTCGACCCTATCAGCTTTCTCCGCAGCTTTCTGCTTGACCTCATCCATCGCTTCCTGCCAGGCGGCACGGGCGCTGGCGATCTCCTCGGCGGCTCCGGTCAGGGCATCCTGATACGCTTTCTGGTGTTCGAGAACCTCCTGCGTCTGTGCTTCGTCCGCACTCGCGTTTGCTCGATCCCAATCGTCGTTAATGCTCGCAAGCTCGGCCTTTCTTTGTGCGGATGCCTGAGCCTTCGCGTTTTCCCTGGCACTCTTCCGTTCATTGTATGCCCGTTCGACGCGGGCGATCTCGGCCTCGACTTCCTCATCGGAGTCGAAGAACCCCTTCGTCTTGATCCAGACCTTCTGGATTTCCAGCACGGTCTTCTCGAATGCGGCGATGATGCCGTTCCAGATAAAAGCCCAGGCGTCCTGCATCGCGTTGCCGATGGATTTCAGTCCGTAAAGCAGACCGTACCACAGATTGTTTCCCAGCTTCAAAATCGAGTACACGATGACAGTCCAGCTGTCGGCGAGGAACATTTTCAAGCCCGCCCATGCCTTCTTCAACGGCTGCAAGCCAGTCAGCCAGGCAAGCTTCAAGGCGGCGAGGCCGACTCGTGCGGCTCCGGCGAGGTCGCCGGACATGAAGGCGGTCTTGATGGCTCCCCACGTCTCCCCGGCAATGTCCCGGATTGAGGTGAACGCGCCCGTAACGTCTTCGGCAAGCTCGCTTGCCTCAGCTTTGCAGGCTGCCCATGCACCTGTCAGCTCCCATACGACGGCAATCACGGCGGCCAAGGCAGCGCCAATCAGGAATGCCGGAGAGGTGATTGCCGCCCACATCGCAAGAGCGATAACCTTCGTGGCGACCATCGCGGTCTGCAGGAGCCCGAACAGCCCGATCAATCCTTGGATAGCAACCATCGGAGCAAGCACAGCAGCTTTCAGCACGAAGAACACGGTCGAGAGCAGACCGACGCCAACTGCCATTGCCTTGATGGCGAGACCGGCAGCGATCATTCCGACGCCGACCGCAGCGATGCCCGCAACGACCTTGACAGCCATGATGACCACTTCCTTGTGTGCGGCGATCCATTCGGCCACCACGTTCAATGTGGAGGACAGCTTTTTCATGTAGGGGGTCAGAGCCTCGCCGATGACTCGGCCAATGGCAATCTGGCATCCCTCAATCGCGCTCATCATGATTCGGAACGCGCCCCCGATACCGGCATCCATTTCCGCCGCCGTCTGGTCGGCGACACCGCCAACATTTTTCAACCTCGAAATGAACTCGTCCAACTGCTGGACATTCCCGCCAAGCTGAAGCCCGGCAAGCGAGCCGCGCAGATCGAAGATTTCCTCGGAAAAACCCAAGCGTTGGGCTGTCGGGAGCTTGTTCATGTACTTCGCGATGTCGGCAATGATGTCCGGCATCGACCTCAGATTCCCGTTCGCGTCCGTCGTGGCGATCCCGATTGCTTTGAGCTTGTCCTGCACCTTCGTTTTGGCGAACTGCGAGTAAGATTTTCGCAGGGCTGTGCCAGCCAAGCTCCCCTTAATGCCCATGTTCGCCAGGACGCCAAGAGCGCCGGAGACGTTCACGATGTTGTCGTTCGCGGCCGCCGCCTGCGGTCCCGCCATCTTCAGTCCCTCGGCGAGGTCGGTCAGCGTCTGTGCTGATCCGTTGGCTGTTGCTGTGAGGATGTCCGCGACATTCGCCATCTTGCTGGTGTCGAGCCCGAACACCCTCATGTTGTTGGAAGCGATTTCGGCGGCCTCTCCAAGCTCGGTTCCGGTCGCACGGGCAAGGCTCAGGACGGCGGGAACTGCCGATAGAATCTCGTCCGGCTTCAAGCCCATTCGCCCCATAGCCGTCATACCCTCGGCCACCTCTTTCGCCGTGTAGGACGTTTCGCGTCCAAGCTTCTCGGCGGCATCGGTCAGCTTTTTGAACTCTCCCTCGGTCGCTCCCGACACAGCCTTGACCATCCTCATGGCATCATCAAAGTCGGCGAACGTCTTGGTTGCGAATGCCATCGGAGCAGCAAGAACACCGGAGACGGCGAGCATGTTCTTGCCGATGCCCGTCAGAGCCGACCCGAAGCTTTTAATCTTCTGCTGGGCCTGCTTCAGTCCCCGTTCAAGTTTCGTCTGGTCGAGCAAGATTTCGACGTATGCGCGTCCCGCTTTCACTTCGCCCGTTGCCGTGCTCATCTTTGTTCTCCTGACACCAGATATCCCGCAGGATGCTGACCGGTGCTTTTGTTTTCTGTTTTATGTTGTACGGATTGAAGTCGCTCGGCTTCACGGTCCTGCTCTTTTTTGGGTCACGAAGAACATTGGCGATCAGAGCCATCAGAGACGCTGTCTGCCCCCACTCGAAGCGGCCGCGGGCTTCCGTCATCCGGACGAGCTCGCGCAGGGTAAATCCGTTCGGGTCTACTCCGCAGATTCCGGCGCAGTCCCAGACGAGCCGGTCAACCGATCCAGCTCGGAGACCACCCGACTCTCGAACTCTCCGTTCAGTTCGGCCTCCAGTTTCTTCCGAGCGGCTTCGCTGAACTTGCGGCTGGCGGACAGAATCTTCTTCATCACGAGCCGCTTCGCCTCCGGGAAAAAATCAATCACTTCCTCCAGGAGTGCGGTAGTCGCATGCTCGATGGCGTCTCCGGCCATCGCCTCGCCAAAGTCCTCATCCGTGATGCCGAGCTTGTCAGCCTGCGGCTTGCAGACGGCGTAGAGAACATCCACGAGCATGACGGGGTCGGAGGAAAGTCGTTCGAGGAGTTCAGCCGAGGGCTTGTTGTTCTTGTCGAGCTCCACGATGCTGTTGAGGTCGACCCGGCACAGAGCGCGGACTCGTTTGACGGTCGCCACGGTCACTTCGAGCGTCCATGTGCGGCCCTTGTTGTCGGTGAAAGTTTTCATTGTCCACCTCACACCCAGACCGGGGCACGGTCGGACGCAGTCGGCTTCGCGGTAACCTTGACCGTGACGGCCTCTTCGAGAGGCTGATCCACGGTAAAGCCCGTGACCGAGAAGTCGGCGTCCAGCCCGTGCGCCGTGGTGTCGCCATCCGTCACAAACAGCGAGATCGGCGTGTTCGAGAAATACGCCTCCTTGAACGCGATAAAGTCTTCGTCCTCGGTGTCGTACAGGATGGTGATTTCGAGAGAGGCTTCCTTGAGGGTGGCGACGCTCAGCTTCCAGCCCTTTGCCTTTCGCGTGGTGACATCGGCTTCGCCGGATTCCAGGGAGAGGGAAACGTCCTTGACGTTCGTGACCTCAATCGTCCCCTGGGTCCCGGCAGTGCCGCGGAAAAGCTTTGCATCAAGACCAAGTTTGATGGCCATAGATAAATCCTTTCATTGTTTTTTGACCGCATCTTCCCACAGCTTCGGGAGCTGAGGCGCGGTCTTGTTCAAAGTCGGTCCCATTAGGGGACGTTTTGGGTAGCGGCGTCTGCGGTACATCCCGCCAAATTCGTGAGCAGTCATGGACACGCCGATGAACTTCTTCGCGGGACCGATGACGACGCTCATCCGGCTTTTATCCACGCCGAACAAAATCGAGCGTTTCAGCAGTCCGCGTCGAGTGTGCGGAGGCGTTCCTTCTTCCGAGGCGCGTTTCGATTGGAAGACGGAATTCTGTGCTGCTTTCCGGACATACGCGCCAGCCCTCCGCAGGGACGCCCGATTTGCCTTGCTGACTGCCCCAAGAAGCCGCCTCGAATCGAACTCGAAGCGCATTTTTACGGACATTTTGACATAAATCTTTGATTTTTTGCTGGAAAATAACTTTTTCCGCTTGACATGAGCAGGGAGCGAGGTTATATTTGTAGTAACCCTTAACCTCAACCCTATGGAGGAGTGTTTAATATGAAACACAGCTTCTACGACGTCAAAACGAAAAAGAAAGTCCAGGCCGAAGTCACGAAAGCCGTCAAGTACGGCAAGGGAACGATGACCCGCTATGCGTTCAAGGCCCTCACGAAGGACGGCCGCAATCTGACCGCGTTTGTTAGCAAAGCCGATTGGGACAAGTTCAAAAAGTGATCTGATCCCATCAGCCTCTTATGAGTTGCTCGACGCTCTGGTTTCCCAGGGCGTCTTTTTTTTCAGAGTTCCTGCCGCCTGCACGTGTCGCGGAACACGAGCTCGATCACGCTCGTGAACTGGTGGCGTTCCCTGAGGTCGTCAGCGGAATAGATCGGGTTGAAGCCGACCGCCACGCACTTCGCACCGCAGAATTCTTTGTTCAGGAAGCTCATTCCGAGCTTCTCGACGGTCGCCAGAAGCTCGTCCAGTTCCTCGTCCTTCGCCCGCTTCATGAAGCCGATCTGGAGCTTGACCGTGCGTTCCTTCAGCGCCCGCGTGATGTTTTTGTAGGATAATTCGACGGGGACGACCACGACCTTCAATTCTTCAAGCTCGCGAAGCGTGAATTCGGGGGCAAGCGCAGGTTTCGCATGCCAGTCATCAAGGCTGGCGGCAACCGCCTCGCTCAAAACCAGGCAGTCCATATTGTCGATCATCTCCGCATCAGCTCCATTACGATGTTTCCGATTGCGGCAAGCAGGGCAATCAGAGCTGCGCCGAGCGTGGACATCATCATCTTTTGCAGGTCTGCTGCAGGTTTGCACGGAGGATAGTGGTGCTCGCCACGCCCGAAATGCATGTTCAGCATTCCGCGCAGTTCCGCGATGTCCAGTCTTGCCTGGTTTACTTCATGCCAGAGGTCTCGGGTGTCCGGCACCGGCACTGCATCTTTGTTTTCGTTCATCTTTTCCCAATCTCCTTGGTATGAATTCTTCTCACCTGGTGAATCGTCCCGCTCCACCGCCAGACAGGTTCGTCCTGCGGTGCCAGCACCTCGTACTCGACACCATCGTAAAAAATCTTGTCTCCAGACTGCGGGTCCTTCGGCAGAACCTCGACCGGAATCAGGAAGTCACGTGAATAGACATGAATGGTGGTTCCGTAGGAGTTTTCGACCTTGAAGAGCGTCCGGCCGAGCGTGGCGTGAACACGGAGCCGCTCCCCGTCCCTGCGAAGATACTCCACAGGAACGGAGAGCCACGCGTTCCGTTGGGACGTCAACCAGAGTTGGCCTTCTTCCAGCAGTCCCATTGTGCTTAGCTGGCCGCGATGATACCCGCGGAACGAAGGGCTTCAAGAATGGTGTTGATCTTTTCCTTCAGGATGCCCATCGACTCGGAACACCCGGAGTCGCTGGTGAGTGCGCCGAGGTCGGCGATGGCCGCACTGGCAGAGCCGGAACCTGCGGCTGCACCCGCAGAAGCGGAAGCATTGAGCAGGTAATAGACGAATTCCGAGCTCGCCTGTGCGTTGTAGACGGCAGTACCGAGACAGATGTCGGTCTTCTGCTTCGTGGCGACCTCGTTCGCCTCGTCCCAGTAAACCGGGTCGCCGACGTCGATGGCTTCATCAGCCTTCGGGGTTTCGAAAACGCCGGACACGGCGAGAGCGCCGAGCTCACCGGCTCGGATGTCGAGGCGGGTGATTCCGACGAATCCGGCGAAAGGAACGATGGTTCCGGCAGGGACATTCTCGGTGGGGCGATAATCGA